CATTATGTTTTTCGTGTAGATGGAATGGATATGGAGAATACTCCTCTACAGGCATAACAATCATCTTCTGTGCGTCATTAGGAAAGGCGTCTCCTAATATTTCCGGTTTGCCTCGCATCGCTTCGAGGAAGTCATTTCCCGATATGAAAATCGGTAGACTATTAGTTTGTTCTGGTCGCACATTATTCTCACAGAAGTACCAAACACCATCTTTTAACAGTCCGGTAAGTTGACCCACATACGAAGATTCCGTACATTCCTTTGAAGCCCAGTCGAGATATCTTTTTGCCCACTTTAAGACTATCTCATTGTTCTCTGGAGAGAGATGTTTGAAACTTGAAGTTCGTGTCCAATGAGTAAAGTTTCCTGCTACCTTGGCGACATCTTCTCCGAGTATCTCTTGGGTATGTAAGATAGACCATTTACCCTTTGCAATCATATATGCAACATTGGTCTCTACAGCACCTTCAATGTATTCTTCGACATAACACTCTTCATATCCAATTCGATCCAGTTGTTTCTGAGTAAGACATATTCTGGCAGTGTCATTCACAATTCCACAAATGTTAGGTTTGACGACACAAGGTGCTATTATATCCTTTCCAGTTAATATCTTAGGTACCTTTATACCAAGACCCCTGACATTATTTCGAGTCTTCATTTTATCAATTTCTAATTTATTGACTCTTTTAGTCAAACCAAGAAATTCTGCATTCTCAGAGAATCTTTCGCAAGAAAGACTCGGATTAGTTGATATTACAATATCAGGTTTATTCGACTTCACCCATTTATCAAGAACGCTATCTTTATTGATGGATAGAACTTCCACCCCCAAACTCCTGTAATATTCTACAGGTAGATTAAAGAACCCCGAGACAATAACAACCTCATGACCATCTTCAACTAAAGATATTACATTATGGAAGTTACACAGACCAAAGTCTATACATAGTATCTTACTCATCTTCGCCTTTTAATAATCCAGTTGACCATCTTATAGGTTTGCCATGGTGTTCTTCGAATTGACGTATCAGTTCTTTGTATGTATTTAGAATTTCATCTTCTCTATTGTCCAACCAATCACTGAACTCATTCCAATCTTCGGTAAGCATTGGAGCAACACTGTATTCGCCCCAACCATTGTAATTTTCTTCTTCGTCCAGACCACGTATGTCGATGCGGCCGCATGAATAAGATTCAAGAAAGTGTTTATACTTTGCCTTCGGTAGTATCTTACCAGAAGTTTCTCTCCACTCGAAAGGTATATTATTATCTTCATACCAACGAGTAGATACTGGCCCCATCCAGTTTGTACTATAGTTTATCACTTAATAACTCCGACCAATCAGTATCTTCGGGCATCAGTTGAATCTGACCTTTGAATTTCTCGTTCTCTTTTAGTTGGTTGTAGATACCAACAGTGGCCATTGACAACCCATATCCAACTTTATGACAGTGATACATCGAACCACTTTCACCATAAAAGTCTACAGTATTCTCTCTCTCAAAAACCGATGTGATTCCGGAGTTCATACGCCAAGAGTCTCCGTAAATATAACTACCACTCCATCCACCAAGAACTTTGTAAAATGGGAATGTCCCTTTACCTTCTTTAATCTTTAGAACGACCCATCGGTCAGGTGTATATTCACTCATTGTACAGCCTCTTCTAATTCAACAACATACTTTTTCAGGTCAGCGATTTCCCATTCCAACTCTTGAATATACTCTTCGACTATCTCACGTTCACACAGAGTCTTACAACAAATAGAAATCTGTTGCTTTGCTCTTACTTCCAAACTTTTCTCGCCACGTTTCATAATCATTTACTCCCCGGCCATCCACTATCCCATTCACCAAATATTTCTGGTGCCTGTTCTGAAGCTCGTAACATATAGTATTCGCCTGGATAATGTTTCAGACAACTATATGCTTCTTTTCTTATGGTCTTTGGTACACGTGGAGTCTTCTTAGGATCCATTAGATCAAGTAAGAACTCACGAGTACGGTTAACCGCATTACGTCTTTCATTAGGCATTGTCATGATCAATAACCACCTTTATTAAACCATCCATTACCCTTGAGTTGAAATCCACCACTCTGAGTAATCACTTTCACTTGTTGAGTATCTTCGTCACAGACCGTGCACGGAAGTTTCATCTCCCGTTCGGTCTCACTCATACTCATACGAACATCTGTAACGACATCACATTTTTCACACTTGTAACTATAGGTCGGCATCAATTTTCCCACGTCTATGATATTCTGAACAGACCGATTCAAACGTGTGAAACAATCTATCGAACTTTAACTCGTACAGTTCTTTGACTGCGAAGTATTTATTCATCATCGCATCAGACGCTTCGGGACTGAAGTGATGTCCACCCCATTCCGGACTATCTACGAAATGTGTTGTTATCATATCAAGATCATCAATAATCGCCCATGCTTGCATGATTTGTTGTTCTAAATCAAATATAGGATCTTTAAGTTTCATCACTTATCCTCCGTACCAATCCAACACTAAACGAAACGCCAGAAGATATTCTTCATTGTCCGCATCGTGTTCTTTTTCTAAATCGTCAATATGTTGTTGCAAATCCGCAATAACAATCTCATCGGTTTTTTCGTGGTTTAACTCTACTTCAATTTTCATTGCGTAACTCCAATTCTTTTTGCATACATTTTCTTCGGAGTGGACACACTCCACGCATCACTACAACAGCCTCAAGATGTCCGGTATCCATATCTGCAATAGTTTTATACTGCAATGGTTGATCACCATCGATACCATATGTTCCCCACGTTAGAACATCACGTTGAACCTCGTGTGGTTGGTCGTTATAGAGACTCATATCAATCTCATCACCATTAGCAGATCTACGAATATAATCTAAACCTCCATCCACCATGTATTCCTTACCGTTTGCATCGGTATGAGTCACGTAGTCATGACGACCACGTGATTCGATGATTGTACCATCAGGCGTTTGTATCGCATTACGAATAAGTTTCACTTCATGTTCTCCCGAGTATCCATCACTCATTATAGTGCCTCCGCAAATTCGATTGCTTTTGATACCGCAAGTTGTTTACGGTTTTGGTTAGAACCGAACCATGCAGATGTCATACGTGAATCTGCTTCACGACCCATCTGGTGGTCAGTCAAGTAGGTTACACTGTTAAGTGCTTGCCACCATGAACCCACACCAAACTCTGCACCCGGCTGAGTTTCTAAGACATCAAATGCCTTCTGACCATTAGTAGTCAGGTCAGCATACGTTTTGACTTGTGGTGGGTTCTTACCTTGATAAGTACGAGGGAATACTTCATTGTAATACTGAATCAAGTTCTCCATCTTGAACTGTTTACCCGCAAGGAATTGCGACAGTTCTTTGTACTGTTCGAACTTCTCGTGAGCAAGACCAAGAGTAGTCTTAACGTGATTCGCATCAAACGCACGGCGGTGATTCATCTTCGCACCATTGATTGCACGACCCTTCAGGGCATACGCAAGAGTGTTCATGCACGATACACGGATCGGAGTGAAACGGATGTCGATAGACTTACCGTATTCGTGTGGGTTAGAGAACAACAAGTAAGAGTCTACTTGGTCACCCTTGAGAACATCAAAAGACTCATTGACCTTGGCAAGTGCCCAGACCATCTTACCGCCTTTCAGAGAACCCGCAGTGTCCATCTGCATACCACCTTCAATGCAATACTCATTGAAGAACTCAAACGCAGTCTCGTTCTGACAAGGTTCCCAGTTACCACCAACTTGAGTGAGAACTTTATTGTCCGAAGAACGAACAAGAGCTTCCATACCGGTAGGGATCTTGTCACCGTTGTAGTCAGCATAGGTAGGAACCTTTTCTACCGACCAGTTACAACCTGCCTTCTCCATCATTTGACGTGGAGTCAGGTCACCAGAAACAATCTCACCGATACCCCAAGGTGAAGAACCAACAGAGGCAGTAGTCTCGATTTGTAAAATGTCATTCATACTCATAATATATACTCTCTATTTAAAATGTTAACTCAATTCAACAAGGACATTATCTCATATTCAGAACAAGTTGGCAACACTTTTTTTCAAAATAATTAAATAACTTTCATCAACAGATTAACTGTCTTCAATATGGTAGCTTTGGTTTCCATATCACTTACAGCATCATCCATCTCAATCTCTAATCTGAGATCTTCTAATAGTTCACGTTTCTCATCGGTAGACAGTTCGTCTAACAATTGGATGTCTTTAATTCTTTGATCATAGTTTTCCATTAAAATCTCCCCATCATTGCTTTAGTCATTTTCTCGGACTGGTTTATTAATGTCTTCCTTTTTAAGTTGCAGTAGGTCTCTCCAAATACTCTTCCGGATAGTCCATCGAGACTCTTCTCGAAGATACTGACCATCTCAAGGACATCTTTAGATCCCTTCCCAGTTGAATAAGTCTTTAACCATTGTTTGGATTGTACAATGTCATCGACCTGTAGTGGCGCTAGTTCAGATGAACAATCTAAATTCTGAACTGATACCCAGACATCAACTACTGCCTTACTTTCATTATCATCATAAAAACTAGTGTTAGATATGGTTGAACATCCGGTTACCGCAAGGGCACCGATCAATAGTAGTGCTTTCATTTTGTGTTACGTCTCCTTTTTGTTGTTTCATAACTATGTATATATTTCCGTATGTCAGATAAAGAGAAAATAAAGTATCCCAGTGTTGGGATGGTTGCCACTGCCCACCAACCCGCATCACCAAATTCGAGTCGTAAACTTACTGCGTGGAATAATATCGCGAAACTAATCGCAAGAAGAATAAAGTGTTTCATTTCACCTCCATATCGAATGGGAAGAAGTCCAAGAAAAGATCACGTTCCATCTTGTATGCTTCCTTTTCCCAAGGTTGATTTTGGTATTCGTAATTGTCTGCCTTGCGACCTTTCCACTTCCAAGCACCTTCCGAGACCAGTTCATCACGTAAGAATTGTTTTGCATGAACCATCTCGTGGGCAAGTGCTTGCATCTGACGCATGAAGGTCTGGCCTTTGGTACCGATTTCAATTTCGGCATAGTCGTGGTCACCGAGACACAGACCTTGGGCATTTCCATCTAGTGTTCCTTTGAATCGGATAGTCAATAGACGTTGAAGACGATTGATCTGCAATGCACGACATAGGTTATCGATGTATTTTTCAACAACCGCTTTATTCTTATGACGACCTTCGATAAAAACATACATTATTTAATCTCCTCGAAACCATTAGACTCTAAAATCGCACGAACACGTTCACGGTCAAGACTGTCACCGTCACCCCAAGTAATACAATTCTCATGGTGGGCGACAATTGCTAGAGTAGCCATATATTCCATAATCGCAGACTGGATATCAGGGATACTACAACCAAGGTCGTAGATACCGTCCTTACCGTAGAACATATGGACATAATCACGAAAATCATTCAACTTAACTGGAAACATAACAAACACCTCTCAACTCAATAGGGTACTATTATCTCATAATCATAACAAGTATGCAAGACTTATTTCACTTATTTTTAGATCATTTTGTTATATCAAGGTAGGTTCTTATCTCTTTTTTGGATAACTTGCGGAACTTCCTGCGAGTCACAGCCCAAGTCTTCAGGGGTGTACTGAACTCGATTATCTCGGTCGTACCACGTTTGACATACCCTATCAACTGAGAACCTCGGGTAATGTAGGTATGGTTCGTAATCTTGTGGTCACCCCAGTCAGTCAGCTCTTCTCTCCAGAGAGAGGTTAATAGTCGTTCACTCATTACTCATTCTCCAAGGTTTAAAATTGGGACTGTCTTTTAGTGTGCACACGGCGCAGTCATTCCGTACTCCTATGATTACCTACGCATATTGGCGTGGTCTTTCGCCTCTTGCGCATCAATGATGGGTACCGCATTAGACTTGTGCATTGTACTGATACCTTTGACCAACGTACCCGTGTAGATCATTTTTTCTTTCTTTTCGGTATTGCCAGTACCACTATCCAGAGATTTATAAACCGGAGTCTCACGTCTGTAAGGTTGTTCTGGTGTATAGTCTTTGAACTCATACTCACGTTTTTTGGTCGTCCATGCATTGTACTTCTTCTTACGTCCATTTGCATAGTGTCGCATACTACCGTGAATCATACTATAATTCCTTTTCCATACGTTGTCTGAGTTTTTGCAATATCGATATACTATGTGCAATTAACATTAGACGAGAACTTTCCGTGCACTCGGATGCTTGTTGTTGAAGTAACTCCAACTCCTCCTCAACCATATCAAAGGGGGTGATCATAAATTACCACCGTAGTAATCCAGTACCAGACTAAACGCTTCGATACGTGCATTCAGGTAAGCATCGAGATCAGCGTAAGGGTCATTATCAAATATAGACACACCGCGTTCCAGATCTTGTCCCAGATCTTTCTTGAAGGTTTCGATGTGACATTTCAACTCACCGATCATTATCGCGTCAATCTGTTCAGACTCCATTTCAATCATTACTTTAGACATATTGTTCTCCATTAGATAAATTTTTAACATTAATGGTTTTCATTGTAGTACTATCAAGAAAGTGTCTGTCCATAGGTTCAGGGCCAGTCGCAATACTGTAGTAGTCAACATTGTTATCGGTGAGGTTCTCATGAACAAACATTATCTCACCTGTGATTATGGAACGAGGGGTTTCCCATTGAATAGTCTCACCTACTTTACCGTACATTATACAGTCCTCTTCTTACGTCCATTTGCATAGTGTCGCATACTACCGTGAATCATAAATTACCACCGTAGTAATCCAGTACCAGACCAAACGCCTCGATGTATTCATTCAGGTAAACAACATCAGCCTTAGGGTCATTGTCAAATATAGACACACCCTCACCCTTTTCTCTACGCTCCAAATCTTTTCTGAAGGTGTCGATGTGCCATTTCAACTCACTGACCATTATCGCGTCAATCTGTTCGTTTTCCATTTCAAGCATTACTTTAGACATTTTAGTTCTCCATCTCATTAATTTTTACAACAATCTCATTGTAGATTCTTTCGAACTCTTCTTCATTGAAACGTTCTTTAGTTTCACAATGAACCATCAAGTCATTCCAGTGGTAAGTAATCTGTTCTTCTCTATTCATAATATCTCTCAACTCAATTAGGTAACCATTATCTCATAATAATAATAAGAAGTCAACACTTATCAGCTGATTCTTTTAGACTTTTTTAACACTTTTATGGGGTTTGATATAACGGAAAGGTATAATCACCCTCCCCGACTGGATAAGGCTTAGTATACCACAGTAAGGGGAGGATGTCAAGGGGGGGATTAGTTATCGGACAGGGGGTTATCCAATGCCTTTTGAACTAGGTCTGTGAGACGTTCTTCGAGTTCTTTTAACTCGCGGTCGTTCTTGTCACGTAGACGGTTGAGTTGGGTGTCGTAGTTTTCTTGTAGTTGGTTGCGTTTATCTTCGAATCGATCATTTGCTTTATCGATCATGTCACGTACTTCAGTTTCGGTAATTCTTAGATTGTCCTCTACACGGTCTGCTTGTTTCTCGATAGAGATGATGTCGTCACGTAGACCAGACTTGATATCACGGGTATATTCTATGGCTTCATCTAGTTTAGTCTCAATGACATCGTTACGTGCTGAGATAGCATCTACGTCAATGTTCTCTACGATCTCTTTCATACTGCGATAGTCATTGTAGAACTCAAATCCACCCCACGCAGCACCACCGAGTGTAGAGAGTGCGGTAATCAATGCGAACATCTTACCACCTTTGAAGGTCATCCCTCCAAATTCGATTTCCGTTTTGTCTTCTTCTTCTGACATTATTTCTCATCACCCTCGAATTTCAGTTTTCTTAGATTCGCCAACTCTGCTTGTAACTTCTGGACTTCTAATCTTTTCTTAGTAAGTTCTAATTGGTATAATGTATTACAGTTGATTCTTTCTTTTGGTGCACCTATAGGTATGGTGATCTTGGCATATACACCAACATCTTTCATTTTACCACTACCATTATTGTATAGGTTACTGTCAATGCCCATCGTATTGAATGGATCATCTTGATTGATTATACCGACAACACCGAACTCTACGTTAGTAGCAGAACCAATGGCGTTCCGGCAATCTATATCACCAGCCCTAATTTGATCTGAAGCATAATTAGATGGGGATTGAGGTAATGATAGATTCAAAGCACTAGAATCTCCATGAACCTGTCCCACACATAATATTGTCAAAATCACTATAAAATATCTCACTGCATCACTCACTATTTAAGTTTCGAACATATCCTCGATGATACCACCGTTACTCTTTCATCTTCTGCTATTATCTTAGATTTACTGCATATGTATTTGACAATTTTAGTATCACCAAATCTAACATACACTTCCACTTTTTGTTTCTTTAGATAGGGAACATTTAGTATTCGTTCGCCACCTACCGCAAACTTTACTGGATTCCAATCTTTATCAAACACGGATATTTCATACCAACCAACATCCTGCCTGCTGTTGAAGAGTTCCATATCAACTTTCATAATACCAGAGACATGAGATAACTTCAGTTTTGGGTACGTGGGTGTCCATTGGTGGGCATTCGCATACCCACCGATAAGGACTAATAACATCATAATATAACGCATGATACTATTGCGCTATACACTCAGCACTGACTGCGGCACGGTAGATACCGCCAGGAAATGATTTCCCATAACCATAGTCTGCTTGAGATTCTGATCTGAACCATATACTACCAGCAACAGTCAAATCATATTCTGTAACATTGTTGTACAGTACTTTGGTGTTGTCGAAGTCATTCATCAACGTATCTGATACTTCAGCAATATCAACCAATCCTGTCCAATTCACAACATCGTTCAAATACGGTGAAGTGGTAAACTCGATAGGATACGATAGAACCGCCTTGTAAGATCCAGCTTCAATGATATCGAATCGAACGATAGGTTCTACCCCACCATCTATCGACTTAGTACTAAGAATATTGCTAACAGGGTTACCAAAGACTCCGGGCGTGTCGGTAGTGATAACACACTTAGACTCCACGTTACCAGTAATTGGTACTTCTGTAAATGCCATAACGCCAGTCGAAGTTAATGCGACCGTGGCAAATAAAATTTGTTTAAACATAACTATTTCCTATAGATTAGTTGTTATACTGACTATTTATCATTTTTTCATGTAATAATTGTTGAGCAAGTCCAACTCTTTTTCCTTTAGGATTAGTTGGTAACTTACCATCTTTTAATGTAATTGTTTCGTCATATGTTCCCCCAGATATATCTCTCATATATGCTGGCGGTATTAAACCAAGCGCAAGTAACTGATCATGCTTTAGTTGTGCATCAGCACTCATTAACGCGGAGTTAACTGCACCCATTGCGATTTCTAAACGTTCCCTATTCTTTTGTATTGAAATCCTCCTTCTATCCTTTTCCTTTTGTTCCTCTTCATCAAGTTCTGCCTTTTTCTCAGCTTCCTCCTTGATAAATCTTTGTTCTTGTTCGTATATTGCAGTCAAGTCCGGTTCAGGAATATCGGGTATTGGTACAACATAGCCAGGACAGTCAGGACTAGTCTGTGGATCGAAACATGGGTCGTACCTATAGTTGTAAACCACCCGTGCGTCTTCTACAGTACCTTCTCCAGTCCATTCGATAGAACCATCTCCCCAACGGTCTATCAGTATATTGTCTACCGGAACTATCTTATTAATAGTGTTCGATCTTCGTCCAGACCAATCATCCACTTCTCGAAAGATGTAACCGTCACCGCCAGCATCTTCGTTCTGGACATAGACGACCATATCATCTTCGGTATTCTTTATAGCAGTGTATCTGTACAACACACTGGATACTTCTAGTCCTGCCTGTTGAGGCAAGATGTTGCGCATCACCCAATTATAACCAAAGTCGGTTGCGTTCCTAGTTGTACCGGATATGACCTCAGAGTAAGAGTAAGAGGAGCAGAGCGCCAATACCACCACTAGCGGCAAGAGTCTTCTCATTTGTGGTCATCTCCTTTTCTTTATCTTTATCGCTTTTCACTTCGGGTGAACCACCTGCGGCAAGTTCTGCTTCCCACGCAAGTTTAGCTTCTTCGCCGATCATACCGTCATATGGGCAAGGTGTTCCTGCATTCATCATAGCGTCAAAAACCCGTCTATCTTGACACATCACTGATACTGCTGCAACTTTCATACCCATATCGTATAAAGTCTTAGCATTTTTTAATTTTTCGCAATTATAATCAGTGAACTGTGTACCCGCAGAGATACCAAGAATTTGTGTTTGTACTGCACCCGCAACACCGAATGTACATAGGTCAGAGTTTGACGTATTAATCGTGGGGGAAATAGCAGAAGGGGGAGGCGACTTCAAAGTAGTTGTCGAATCAGATTTTGTGGTAACAGTACTATTAGTTGTAGAGTCTGTCTTTATAATGTCTTCGATAACACTTTCTTGAGCATATGCCGAAGAAGTTAAAATCACACCAACAAGTAGGGTATAAAGTAGTTTCATGAATAAATCCAAAAATAGTTATTATGTACGATTCTATTTATACAAAACATATCTTTAGAAGTGAACAGTTTAGGGACATGTTCGGGTCACGATCCCAAGGTAGGTGGGATTCTTTAGGTCGCGATCAACCCTTTGTTTACTAGTCGTTTATAGTTATTCATCTTAGTGTCTTTGGGGCCACTAGGTTTTATCTTTGTCCTTATATGTATGAAGTTTGCACGTTCAACATCTGGTTCAAACGAAGAATAGTTCCACATTTGTCCATCAAGGTAGTTGCCTTTCTGTGTGTGGGACATTCCCAGTTTAAGTGCGAGAGTGTGCATGACACCTTCATCAACCCAGTTCTGTTTATACCGTAACACGATATCGTCAGTCAATACACTACGGAACTTCTTACGTTGTTCCTTGGTCAGTTTGTATATAGATCCACCCCAGTAAGGTGCACCTTCATTACCCCATACGAAACCGAGTGTTCTTGCAATACCCGAACGCAGATTGGTTTGGATTTGAGTATGTCTACCTATGCCTTTACACTCAAATATGTTTTCATTACAACCCTTACGAACAAACATATCGGCATCAACCATAACAACATTGTCATAGTCATCCCATCGTTTGTCCAACATAACAAGTTTCTGTAGTTCGGGTCTCACATCCATAGAAGTGAATTGGTCACCTCTTACAAGTTCATAGTCCGCACCGACCATCTCAGCGTACTCAGAGATACTCTTAGATGATAGTTTAGTCAGTTCGTTGAGTTCACCCGACCAGTGTTGTAGTATAATATTTTTCATGAGAACTCTTTTACAAATATATCATATAGGTATTGTGACCACGCTTCATGAGCGGGTTCGTTGGGATGTCCAAACTCTAATATTTCGAAGTCATTCTCGGCAAAAGTATAAAAGTCGATATACCTACCAAGTCCAAGTCTACTGGTATCTTTCAAACTACTAAGTGATTTGTGGGTATACTCTATCCATTCAGTCCAAGGAGAATCGGTTCTTTTGAATCTTGGATGTGTTGACAATAAAATATTCGACCAACACCTTTTGTGGAAAGAACCCTGTATTAATTTGATACCCATACTATCACATATCAATTCCATACTTTTCATGAAACTTAGATGATGTGTTATTTTAGTACGAAGAACATCCATCTTTTCTAATGCGGGGGACAATAGTTGTTCTAGTTCAGGTTTAATATGGTGCATCCTAGCAGGAGAGAATTGCGACATACATTGGAACCGTTGGATACCAACCTCTCTTTCCCATCCAGATACTCTATTTTCTGCAGCCTCGTCTCTCTGCCACGCAGACCAAAGAATTACCATATGAGTAGGATTTTCTTTAGTCGGATCTAAAAGATAGTCTATAGTGTCTCGAAATATTTTATCATTACACGCACCACAAGTAGCGAGATTCACATATTCTGTTTTTAATTTTTTAGATAAATGATGGGTGAATGTTAAATGGTAATGTTCTGGCGGACTCTTATCATATCCCTGCAACTCATCACCCCATACGAAACTGCAACCATTAGTTAGTAACATGGTAACATTTCTGCCGCAGTAATTATATGAGCAATAAGTTTAGCGTATTCCGTATGGGTATCTTCATCAGCATGACCCATGGGTTTTAACGTGTAACTTTTCTCAGCCAAGGTATAAAGGTCTGTATAATTACCCAAACCCATTCTACATTCAGGACGCAAGTCTTTAAGGATTTTTTTAACTTCTTTCTTATAATCTTCGAAACCATCCATTTTGAGAGTGGATAATATATTTTTATACATGTCACCGTGGATTACGCCCTGTATGATAGGGATCATCATCATCTCACAAATAAACTGCATCTGTTGCATACATTTCAAACCATATAATATTTGAGTCTGCATGGTAAGAACATCTTCAGTATATGCTTTGAGAATTTCCTTTCTGTTTTTATTAGTACTATCACCCCATTCTAATTCAAAGGATGTACTCTTGTGTGAAGGTATTATCTGGTTCATGTTACATTCTTGAGGGATATGTATATCTTTATCCGCAAGAAAATGTTCAGACTCACACAGCTCAAACCTTCCCCAATTACTCCACATTATAACAACCATATCAACATGGTCAGATGGACGCATTAGAAAGTCGAGTGTTCTACGGTAAATCTTCGCGTTTGAAGAACCGTTCTCTGCAAGGTTCACATAAGGGAGATGCAATCTCTCTGATAATTTGTGTGTGTATGTGTGACGATGGTGGGTGTCGATCCCATTCGGAGATCGACTTCCCTCTAGTTCATCGCCATAGGTGAACGAGTCACCATTAGTCAGTAGTATTCCCATTATTCCCATGAATCCTATCGTGTTCAAACAACTTCAGAAAACCATAATGAATTGTTTTCATAATGTCTTTACGCCAGTCAGCAGGGTTCTCTCCCTTGTTGCCATATCGACCATTATACTTGTCAATATTACCAGCAAAGAATCCCATACCATGACCACGATCAACGATGACTTCAGATGATTGAAGACCCCCTTGACCATAGTGACCACTGTAAGTAGTATCTATATATTTCCTAAACTCTTCGATCAGTTCTCTTTCACGGAACTTGTAATCAATATCATCCGTATACTCATTCCAAGTAGTGAACTCATTCCAAGTATTGGTCGAATTATCTAGATAATTTGAGGTCAAATTATCTTGCCAGTAAAGTGCATCTCCATTGTAAGAAATGTCTGCATCAGTAATCGTGCGGCTGCGCAGTGCGTTTGCATGTGCCTGATCCCATTCTTCGGGAGTTGCGTCATTCAGACTACGACCACCTACAGTAACGTCACCATAATATTCAGAACCCGCCATTAGAACAACTCCTCATATAATGCTTCAAGGTCTTCGTACTCGGTACGAACTTCTGCCATGTTTGCTTTGTGATAAATCGTAGCAAGTTTACGGATATGTTTCTTATCCACGCCATGGTTCTCAAAGGTGACTTGAACGATATCTTTAATCAAGTCTTTCTCTGCATCGATGCGAGTCATACTATCAGATAGTTCTTTAATCGCACCTGCAACTTTCTTTTTATCTTCGGGGGTCAATGTAATCATTCTGTTTCAATATCCTCAATTAATAAATCACGTAAGTCTCGCGCCTGTTGGTCACGAGGATCATTTTTTCCATACCCGCAAAACTTATATGCGAGTGTAATTCTGTCTTCTCCTGCATACGCAGAATGCCAACAGAGATCTTTAGGTTCATCTTCGGGAGCAAAGTAGAAGTGTCTACATTGCCATCCCGGCACGTCCTGTAAGGTAACTATCTCACCCGTATCATTATCACGATACTTGAAGTATCCATTGCCACTCTTAGACCAAGTGAATAATACTTGATATGCAGATGCATCATAGTTAGTGTGCCATCCAACAAACCCACCGGTTGGATAATATGATAATAGTGCAGAAGTATGTGCACCGATATCGGCTGCAAAATCATACTTGACACGTTTCATATAATCCGACCAGACTTTGGGTTGAGCACGAACCATCTTAGAGATAGGTTGTGCA